CATGTTGTTTCCATCTATCATATATGATGTAGCAAAAGCATATAACAATGCATATGTTCTGTGTGAGGTAAATGATATTGGTGATCAGGTGGCATCTATACTATTCTATGACTTGGAGTATGAAAACTTACTCATGGTTGCTATGAGAGGTAGAGCAGGTCAGATAGTTGGATCAGGATTCTCTGGTGTCAAGACACAGTTAGGTGTCAAGATGAGCACCACAACCAAGAAGGTTGGATGTTCCAACCTCAAGACCTTGGTAGAGGAGGACAAACTTATATTCTGTGACTACAATATAATATCTGAACTAACTACGTTCATACAGAAGAAACAATCGTTTGAGGCAGAGGAAGGTTGTAATGATGACCTTGCTATGTGTCTTGTCATATTCTCATGGTTAGTGGCACAGGAGTACTTCAAAGAAATGACAGATCAAGATGTAAGGAAACGTATATACGAAGAACAAAAGAATGCGATAGAACAAGACATGGCACCGTTTGGTTTTGTAAGTGATGGTTTATGGGATGAAGAGGATACTATTGATAGTGATGGTGAGAGATGGAAGAAAGCAGATGAGTATGGAGATAGATCATACATGTGGGAATATAATGGATGATCAAACCTAAGTGTCTTGATAAGTGGGGGTTTTTTGGTTGGAGTGCTACTGGATACCTACTTCCATGTTGTTGGATGGATCATGAAAACATGAATCTGATACCTGAACTTGTGCAAGAAAAATTCAAGGTAGAGAATGTAGATAAGATAAGTGATATAATATTATCAGATGAATGGCAGTCTTTCTTTGATCGTATAAAAAACAATCCAGAAAGTGCTCCTCATGTTTGTCATCATTATTGTGGATCATGTACGGAATCAACTTAGATCTTTCAAATAGATGTACTAATAGATGTCCTGGTTGTGCAAGAGATAAATTCAAACATGTACCTGGTTCTGATCTAACAGAGTCAGACATGGAGAAGATATCTAATTTTTTCAAAGCAATTACATTTTGTGGTCAGGTATCTGATCCAGTGCTACATCCAAAGTTTCATAATCTTCTTCACATATGTTTGAAAAAGAATAGGAAAGTTGTAGTACATACTGCTGTAACAGCAAGACCAAAGATGTGGTGGACAAAATCTTTCATAATGTCAAGAGGTAAAAATATTGAATGGGTGTTCGCTATAGATGGTCTACCTAAAGACAGTCACAAGTATAGAGTCAATCAAGACGGAGAAAAATTATTTGATATTATGTTGAAGTGTGCATCTTTTGGTGTGCCTACAACATGGCAGTACATAGTTTTTAATTACAATCAGAAAGATGTTGAACACTGTAAGAAGATAGCGAGTGACCACAATATAAAGTTTATGCAGATTGATTCTGGTAGGTGGGGCACAGATGCTTTAAAATCTTTACAACCTGATAATAATTATTCTGAGGTTGATGGTGTTTCTGTGAGAAAGTACGTATAGACGCATATTTTTATAAATAATTTCAGTCTAAAAAGAAGGACCCATAGGGAGTTAGAATGGCATTAAGACTTGCATCTCCAGGTATTTCAGTTAGAGAGGTAGACCTCACAAGGGGAGGAGTGGATTTCACTCTGAATGTTGTTGGTGGTTTAGCTGCTCCCTTCGCAAAGGGACCCTGTAACGAAATCACCAGAGTCAATAATGAGAATGAATTAGTTGAAATATTTGGTAAACCAGGAGTGGGTACCACAGATTACCACTATGAAACGTGGTATGCAGCATCCAATTTCTTATCATACGGTGGTAAGTTAGACGTAGTAAGATGCGTGGGTGGTGACCTGAACACAGCAAACGCTGCTGTTGGTTCAGCAAGTATCACTCTTCTACTTGAAGGATTAGAGGATTACAACAATAACCAAGCAGATGATACTACTTGGTATTTTGCAGCAAAAAATCCAGGTAATTGGTCAGAGAATATCAAAGTAGCAGTCATTGACAATGCTGCTGACCAAACAATAACACCAACACTAGAGACAGGTACAATCGCTGCCACTAAGGTTGGATTTGGTGTAACACAGGCACTAACAGGAGTCACTGTTGGAGTTGGTACAACTGCTGCAGCAACAGGTATTCTAAAAGGTGTGGTTACTGGTAAGACTGCAACTACAGTCGATATAAAGGTTGTAAGCACAGTTATCGGTGGCAGTGAGACATTAGTAGAGTATCAGCAGAACTCACAGTTTGAGTTCAAGACAGGTACGATGCTCAACATCGTAAACAACTCAGGAACAACTGTAGGTAAGAGTTCAACAATCACATCTGCTGACTGGTACAACAGTCAAAACATACTAACAAGTGTGGCAGACGGTGGTTCTGACTTTGCTACAGTAACTTGGAGGTCTGTACTCAACAAACCAAGAACAAATAATTATGTATCCAGAAGAGACGGAGCGAACGATGCTCTCCACGTTGTTGTTATTGATGCTGGCGGTGGAGTCACTGGAGATGTCGGATCAGTTCTGGAAAAGTTTCCAAACTTATCAAAAGCCAAAGACGGAGTAGCATCTGGCAATGAGTCAGTATACTATAAGGACTTCCTAGCAAATAATTCAGAGTATGTTTTCTCTGGACAGCACGTCACAGCAGCAGATGACGCACATCACGGCACACTCGTATTACCTGGTGGATTTACAACTGGATTCACATCAATCACAAGTGCTGAAGGATCATGGGGTCAAGAAGCTAAGAACATCAAGTTCAGTTCTATAGGTAACCAAGGTTATTCACTTACAGGTGGACTTGACTACACAGGCGTAGGTGTATATAATGCACCACTAGGAGACATACTTACATCCTACGATAAGTTCTCAGATCCTGTAGATAGCGACATCAGATTCCTTCTACAAGGTGGATGTTCTGGGTCAAAAGAAGAAGAGCAAGCAAAAGCAAATAAACTTATACAATTAGCAGAAGGTAGAAAGGACTGTGTAGCGGTGGTATCACCAAACAGAGGTTCTGTGGTAAACGTCACAGACTCAGCAACTCAGTTGTCTAACGTTCTATCATTCTTTGCACCTCTTACATCATCCTCATACGTGGTATTCGACTCAGGATTCCAGTATGTGTATGACAGATTCAATAAGAAATTTGTTTACATGCCATGTTCTGCTGACGTAGCAGGTTGCATGGTAAGAACAGATAGGGATTTCTTCCCATGGTTCTCACCTGCAGGTAACACTAGAGGTGGATTGAACTTTGCTGTCAAGTTAGCATTCAATCCTGGTCAAGATGCAAGGGATCAACTCTATGCAAATAGAATAAACCCAATCACATCAAGACCTGGTGATGGTATCGTGCTATTCGGTGACAAAACAGGACTCTCATTTGAATCTGCTTTCGACAGAATCAACGTAAGAAGATTGTTCATCACTATCGAAAAGGCGATTGAGAACGCTGCTAAGTCAGTTCTATTTGAACTCAACGATGCAGGTACAAGATCAAACTTCATCAACATAGTTGAACCATTCCTAAGGGATGTTCAAGCGAAGAGAGGTATCACAGACTTCTTACTCATATGTGATGAAACAAATAACACACCAGATGTTATTGATCGTAATGAATTTCTTGCCGACGTATTCGTCAAGCCCGCAAGATCAATCAACTTCATTGGTCTTACTTTTGTTGCTACAAGAACTGGAGTTTCCTTCAGTGAAGTTGTAGGAACAGTGTAATAGGAGACCCACACAATTATGGCATTAAACAGAAACATTTTTTCGGTTCCCAACAACGAAAGATCAATTGACTCATTCAAGTCGAGACTTGTAAGCGGTGGTGCTCGTCCTAACCTCTTTGAGGTTGAGATGGACTTCCCCTCAGGTGTAGGCATCTTTGATGAAGAGATTGATAACACGACTCATCGTATGATGATCAAGGGAGCACAGTTACCAGCATCTAACATCCAAGAAGTTATCGTACCATTTAGAGGTAGACAACTCAAGGTAGCAGGTGACAGAAGATTTGACCCATGGACAATCACAGTTATCAATGACGGTGATTTCAGACTTAGAGAAGCATTTGAAAGATGGGCAAACTTTATTATCAAAGTATCTGATGGTTCGGGAACTATCACCCCAACTGATTACTTTGCAGACTGGGTAGTCAACCAGTTAGGTCGTGCATCAACAGATCTAAACACTCGTGGAGATCAAAGTGGTGCTACACTACCAGTCCTACGTAGATACAAGATGCATGGTTGTTGGCCATCACTTGTGAGTCCTATAGAATTGTCTTATGACACTGCAGATACAGTAGAAGAGTTCCAAGTCACCCTCCAAGTCCAATGGTGGGAAGCATATGATGGCGGAAACTCTGATTCTGTGGTATAATAGATAGAAAACAAGTAGGAATATTATGACAAAACTGTTTGGATTCTCTATTGAGGATCCTAATGAGAAGAAGAAGAAAGGTGTAATCAGTCCAGTTCCTCCAAATAACGAGGACGGGGCTGATTATTTTCTAACGTCTGGTTTCTATGGTCAGTACGTTGACATTGAAGGTGTATTCAGAACAGAATTTGACGTAATAAAAAGATATCGTGACATGGCATTGCACCCAGAGTGTGATACTGCCATCGAACATGTAGTAAATGAAGCGATTGTATCAGATAGTAATGATAGTCCTGTCGAAATAAATTTAGATAACCTAAATGTGAGTGATAAACTGAAGACTGTTATAAGAGATGAGTTCAAAGGTGTCAAAGATCTACTACAATTTGACAAAAAAGCACACGAAATATTCAGAAATTGGTACACAGACGGAAGAATATACTATCACAAGGTTATTGATGTACAAAAACCTGATGAAGGTATACAAGAAGTCAGATATATTGACGCTCTCAAGTTGAAATTGATGAGAATACAACCAAAAAATGAGAAGGGTGCTAGAGGAGCAGAGGGAATACCTGTTTTACCATACTCAGGTGAGCAAACTATAAGAAAAGAC